CCGTCACGGTTAATGCCGCACTCGGTTTCGGAACACCGTTATGGTAGGTTGTGTTGGCCGAACCATAAGTGTTAGCTCCTGCATCCGACGCCAGAGAGTAGTTTGACTGTTTCGACCGTACACCATCACTGTAGTCAAACCGCGACCCCGAATCATAAACAGGTGCCATAACTACGTGCGCCTTCTGCGCCGAGCAAAACCAGAATGTTGCCCCTGTGGTCTTTATGGGGAAGATCGTTTGAAGGCCGGATTCACCTGTTAAGGTAACGCTATCGGCAAGGGCATACATCGGTTTCAGCGTCCCTTTGTTGAGGTTGACATTATCCGCTGTCTGAGCATAATTATCGGGCAGTAACCGTTCAGGGAACAGGGGGATTCTACCCTTGAAATTGTCGATTTTTATTCTCATTTATTCGGGTCGTCCGCCGCTTCTATTTGTTCCATCTGCCCCAATGCCGCCATTGCTTTCTTGTACCAATTGATTGACATTGTGGCCGAATCAGGGGAAGAATCGCTATCCTTCGCATAAGCGTAACTCTTCATAAGCGCCTTGAGCGCGGGGATATACTCGTCTCCGAGATTGATTGCCGTGGCGGTACTTGCAAGTTTCGTCGGCACCTTCGCGTAGGCCATCGCAACGTATCCGAACCCCGATGACGGTTGTGGGGGGGATACATAAAAGTTTAAAGGGTTTTTAATGTCGTACATATACAGCACGACCGTTGCCGCCGCCGTTTCCGTTGCCCATGACGGACTGATGGCATCCAGGATGTCCCGGCCAACAAGAGTGATTGCCGCACCGGGCGTAGTTCCGGGTGAAACGCCCATATTACAGGTGACCTTAATAAGTTGAATGCCGCCGGAGGGAATGGACTGTTTGATCCCTGCCACCAGAACGACGGATTCATCCACGATATAAGCGTCATGTTTTAGTCCGACGATTTCCTTTTCAGCGTCATTGAGATAGGTGAGCCATTCCGCTTCAGACCAGTGAGTATAGGCTACGGCCTTAGCCTTGGTAACGTCCAATAAGTCCTTTGCGCATTCCGCTATAATCGTTGTCGCTGTCGTACTCATGCCCCTATCCCCCTCATTCCGCCTAGCTGCCCTCTGAGTTGCCGACTCAGACGACGGGCATCACGCATGGCTTTCTCCCACATGGGTATGAACCGTTGAAGTGTTGCAAACTGTCCGGCAAGAATCGCACAGGCACCCGTCACGATTGACTGATGCAGTTCCGAGGGATGAAATGGGTAGGTCGTGGTACTCCATGCTGATATCGACGGAATTTCCTTTTCATAGGGAATAGTCACGCTGTAGTCCCAATTTGCCGGGGGATACCACAAGAGGTAGTGTGCATAGGTATTTGCTGCGGTCATGTTCTTCCATTCACGCCACCGGAGAGGTCGTTGTGCATACGAGCCGGATTGCCAGATGTGAGCCTCATGTAAAACCTTCGCCTCATCAATCGGGTCCGTTGGATGCCCGTCGAATGTTGGTGAAGGCAGGAGGTTCTTGATGGTCCATGCAGTTGTTCCGGTCAGAATGGTCGCCGTGTCCAGAACAAATCCACAGTGGTAAATCGTTCCGCCGTCGGAGTAAGCTGTTAAACTGGTCGTGACGATATCATTGTCGAGTCCATCGAATGACTTGAGTGAGAAGGTGTCAGCATCAATATATTCAACAAGAAACAGTCGATCATTCAGTTCTTCCGTGCCGTCAATCCCTTGAATGACAACAATATCTCTGATGGTGCTGTGATTATGGAATCCGTGCCCATCCACATCATCATCCCTCGAATCTGCGGTAATAACCCCAGGGTCAGCCGCCGTAATTGCGCTGATATCCGCCGGGGCTACTGTACGTACACCGCTGTATGTTTCAATGTGCCATGCCAGACTCATCAGCGAGTCGCACCCATGCAGCGCAAGATCCGCTTCGATAATGGCATTTTCCACCAGTTGGGTACGCAGGTAGGCATCCATCTGCTGGCCTGTTGGATCGGCCAACACATTCACAATGACTTTCTGCCGTACCGCCTCAGTTGAAAGCGCACTTGACATTTATCCATCCTCTCCCGAACCAAACCCAAACCGCTTGATATGTTCCAGCAACGCCTCGGTGCCCTTCTGCTTCATCAGGAGATATTCTTCTTCAGATGCTTCCCGTTTCTCTGTGTAAGGGTAGAGCAGGACAGGGGCCAGTTCCTTACGGGGCTTATTGGGTAATTGCTTAAACCGTGGGATCAGGGTATGGTCGGCACACTCTTTGAAACGGTCGGGGATAATAACCCATTCTGACCGCTGCATAATCAAAACTTCGCCATTGACAGACAACTCAACATCTTCCGTCTCGGCAGTGCTGGCCCGTGCATTAAATTTGACCAGCCAGTATTTCGGCCCGTCGGGTTTCTGTTCAGGGACTTTCTTTTTTTCCTCTGACATTTCTTTTTTCTCCTTGGTTATCGGTCGTAAAGCCCGCATTCAAACGCAACAATGGCATCGTTGACGTTCAGGTCGGTGTTGGAAATACGGAACCCCGCAGGAGTCACTTTATTGAGAGCCAGCGGTTTATATCCGTACATGCCGCCGATAAAGTTGACATTACCGGACTTGACACCGGTTTCAGACAGGGTGACTTCATCAGTCGCTTCACCTTCACCAGCGGCCAGAACGACGATGGTGTACCACTTACCGTCGATACAGATAGGCGAACCCTCGCCAATATAAGTACCTGTCACATCCCCATTGAAATAGCCGGTGTAGGCACTGTAGAGCGTCCATGTGTCGATGTCTTCCGCCACCGCATCACCGGTAACACCGGAGGCAGGATACCGCCGATAGTCCTGAGAGTCCTCGACCAGGTAGACTCCTTCGCCGTAAGTGACGGAGGTCTGATTTGTAGAGGTCAGGAGGTCGCCACCGTAGTAGCGTTTAATACCTTCCCCGTTGGCAAGATCCTGTGTGGCACCGCCGTCAGCGGGACGCAGGATACCTTCGTTCGCCAGAACGTCGCCCATGTGCTTATTCCACTCAATAGAGAGCGGAGTTGAAGCTTCGACGTTCCATACTTTGATAAAATCAGGCACGAACCCGACGCAGATATAAAGATCCGCCCCCGTGCCGTTAAATCTTCCACCTATACGCATAATTCTAATCTCCTTTCAAAAGAGGTTGTTAGCTCGGATTTGCGGTTGCAGCGCATTCCAATCTGGCAAGCCAGTTGTGATTTAAAATGATACAACCCTGCATGGTCTTCCATGACACAAAGCCGATCTGCCCAAGCATGTCGCCCACCTGCGGTTTCGGAGAAACAACCGCCGGGGTAACGACGTTCTGGCCCTGAAGGGCAACGATACCGTAGGCATCTCGCGCCACACAGATCAGGGGGTAAACATCACACTGAGCGGTTGAGCTAACGGCAACACCACCGGAAAGGTAGGTTGTGCCGGTAAGTCCCGCTGTGGTCCACGGATCGAACATCGCCGTCAGGATGATACGGAACTGCTCAATTGCGCCGATCTCACCGGGAAGCCGCTTGTCCGAATTGGAATAATCTTTCCACGGAATAAACCCGGAGATGCCTCTGATATCGGAGTCAAGGTCGGTGTGCCCCATAACGAAATATGCGGGGTCAACCGCTTCGGTGGATATCTTGGCAGATGCCTTGATAATCTCGGAAATCTCGCGGCCCTTGTATTTCTTGAAGTACCGATAGATCCTTCTAAAATCACCACGGGTAGGGGGCGAATTAACGGTTGATCTGCCCGCCGCAGAGTTTGCATAAAAGACGTTTGAACCCGCCTTCAGTGTATTAATCCGAATCTCCTCAACCGTTTCCGCTATCTGCTCGGAACAGGCATTAGAGGCAACATCGGAAATGGCATCAATGTGAGTATCAAGCACGACATCAGAATACTGAACAGCATCGCCGTATTGTTCGAGAGTAAGGGTAATGTCGGTAAAGGTGAGTTTACGGCCTTGAGGCGGAATGCCCTCGGCCAGCGGTGCCGTTGCCCTCGGAAGGGAATGATACCGACGCCAGTTGATGGTCTTGGTCTTGTTTTTCTGGTGCGGGTCCACCTGACCAAAACGCTCCGTCACCATAAGGTGCTGACCGCGATCAAGCAGCTTCGCCTTTAAAAAACCGGCCTGTTCACGGGAAAGATCCCCGTATTTGTTGAGATTACTGTCTCCCATAGTCCTAAGTCTCCTTTCAAGATAGGTTTCTTGCTTTCTGCTAGGAGTCTCTTAGGACTTCGTAACTACTGTTGTTACAGAACCATTATTCTGATTAACTGTTTACATCGCGGACACTTGGTTTCAATCTTTGTGCCGCGTCCCAAGTGCCCAAGAAAGAAATTCTTATTACAAATTCGACCGTCTTCTCGGACAAATGGACATCGGTATTCTTTTCCCTGATCTACGTGGATAAATTGAGGCTCTTCATCACTTCTTTTTGAAGTACGAATTGAAGCCCGCGTCTTCATCACTTTCATTCGACTTTACCTTGTCCTTGCCCTCTTCGGATGCCTTGTCTCGCATCGAATTTTTATGAAGGTCATCTTTCTCTTTTTTCTCGTTACGCTTTTTATCGTCGTGTTCCTTGACCTTGGATTTTGCAACATCCTTCTTAAACAGCGTCATGCAATCAATCGCGCTTTCCACCGTTGCATTGTCCATAAGCTTCTGAACCGACTTCGGTTGTTTCGCCTTCCATGCAAAAAACTCTTCGCTCCTTGCAATACGCTTCGCATCTTCGTGAACGTCCCGTATCCCATCCCAAAATGCGAGGTCTGAAACCTTCTGTTCCAACTTCTGCATGGCATCAGCCTTGACAAATCCCCCACGCTGCATCATGTCTCTGACCATCTTATCTGCGGCTGCCACGGCAATTATCTTCGTGGCATTGAAGACTTCAGGGTCTTCAGACTTCAACTTGCCAAGGTCGATTGTGTCATCACCAATAATAACCTCACTCAAAGGTAAGTCCTCATCCTTGAGGTAGTTAAGCATGTCATTGACAACTTCTTTTGTGACAGAGGAAGAGGCGGGGGAAGCCTCTTCCTTGCCTTTGACGACGGGAGGAGGGGTTTCGTCGTCATCCTTATATGCTTCAGCGGCCTTTTCCAGTCGTTCACGAACCGCCTTATCTTCGTCGGTTTCTTCCTCTTCCTTCTTTTCCTCTTCTTTGGGGTCTTCCTTCTTTTCTTCCTCGGATTTCTCTTCTTCTTTCCCTTCCTCGGACGTTTCCTCTTCCTCAGATTTTTTCTCTTCCTTCTTTTCCGGTTCGTTCAGAAAAGCGTCAAACCCGCTATTCTCTTCCACGTTCTCCGGCTCTGCGACTTGAATTTCTTCTTTTATGTCGTCGGGCATGTGTTTTCTCCTCTACTTCTCGGGCACTTCCAGTTTTTTAAGTTCTTCTTGAAGCTTGTTAACGTCCTGTTTGAGTTGAACACATTGGTCGTTCAGGGCGTTCCATACAACTGCGGCAGACTCCCGCGCTTCAAGTGATTTATTGAACAGTTCGGTCTTTGCCTGAATGTCCAATTTTATCTTGTCTGCATCAGCCGCCATTGCTACCGATCCAAACAACAACATGACGATAATCAAGATACTCGCTATTCTTTTCATGTTCTCTCCTTGTTAATCAGCTCCGCTAAAAAACGGGACTCGGTAGGTGCTGCTACCGACCTTGATAACCATATATCCGTCAGCGGTGGAATATGTGCCGCCCGTAACCACCACGCTGTCCCCGGCTGCTGCGATCTCAAGTACGTTCGTTGCCGTGCCCACAGTCATTTTAATCATACTGTCGGTACTTGTCCCGGCATTGGTCATATGGAGAAGCGAATCAAGACCTGTTACATTCCCGTAATTTTCAATCATCACTCCATCGAAGTTGCTGGAAGTAACTGTGCCATTTGCCGCACCTGCATTCGTTTTGATATGAAAGTGACCGGAGTTCAGGCTGTTGGTTGACGTAAACGCATCACCATCATTCAGGATCAACGCGGCTGATACAGCAGAACCCGCCGTTATCGTTCCTGTCCCGGTGTGCTTCAGCCACGGTTGAAATGAATAAACCTCACCAGCAACGGAATCATCAGCAGCAGAACCAACATATGCCCTGGTGCCGAGCGGAACAACCGTGGTGCCGCTGTCACCATCGCCCGTAACAGCGGTCTTTATATATAACCCCATGAGGTCATCACAGTCTCCCGCGCCCGCTGAGTGGGTAATATTTATAATTCCACCGATTACGGTTGCCCCCGGATTGGTGTTGAGAACCTGGGCATTTGACAGGTCGCCCATTTTGAATTGGCCGATACCGGTGGTCGCCTCATCGAACTCCACGGTAATCTTTGTAGTGGCGGTACCGGTCGTCGAGCCAAGGGTTAAAACCCGCTCGTCAGTTATCTTCAGTCCTTTTTCAAACGTCTGTATCGCCGTCCATTCATTCTCATGCCGCAATATGGGTTCACCGGCAAACGCAGGAACGGCAAGGCATACTGCCAGCATAATCGCTACGATCCAAGTCCATCTTTTCATTATTCTTCTCCTTTTCGACTCTCTAAGTATTTTCTGGCTTCACGGGGAAGATCCAACACCCAATTCGCCATCCCTTCCATGCCGAGAAGATAAACAATGTCTTTGCTTAGATCGTCGGAGCGTTTCGGTTTTCTCTCGGTTTCCTTGCGTAATTCGTCAAGCTTTCGCTGTACGGCTTCTAAAACGATTCGTGCCGCCTTGATTTCGCGGGCATCCGCCAGTTCGGTAACGGCGGGTATTGCTTCCTGCTCGTAGAGTTGTTCACCCTCATCACTGAGGTACTTCAGTATTTTCATTCTTTTCCAAATCCATATCCTGCTGTACTTCCATCTCTTCCAGTTTGAGTTCGTGTTCTACTTCTACCTTTTCCAAATCCTGTTCGTGTTTCTCTGCCTGTTTCTGTCTCTCCATTTCGGCCTTGAACCCGTCAATGGTCTTCTGGATTTCAACCTGAAGCTGTTGCATCTTCATCATCTGCGCTTCCTGTTGCTGCATTGCCTCGTTTCGCTGGGCAGCGTCTTCTTCCATTTCTTCTTTTGACTTGAGAATTTGCGCCGGGTCGATGTCGAGAGCCTTATAAAGTTCCTCAAACATCTCCTTCAGTTTATGGAATCCGCGCACCTCATCGTCAGACAAGGCCATTGCGATAGCCTGTTGAAGTTTTTGCAGCCGTTCGACTCGATCCTGAAAAGAGGTAAAACCTGTCGCTTTGGCAATCAGGTTCCCTTTCTCGCCGGGATAGTCGGGATCTTCCATGTTGTATTTGTAGAAGTCGGCGACAACGGGTTCGATAATCCCCTCATCCTGATTCTTGATAACGCCGCCGATATACTTCCCGGCGTTGGCAATCAGTTGGCTCATCTCATAGGCGGTATCGGTTGATTTCTTCTCAGCAACTTCACCCTGCATGATCTTCGGTATCTGACTCGCCTCATCGCCGTAACGCTCTGCCAGGGGGATTGCGGCAATTAACTGGTTCCCGACAGGTTGAACGATGATCTGTTGCCAAGCGTCACTGACCCTTTCAACATCGTCGGCAGCATCAATTTTTAAACCGGGTTTGAATATTCCATCCCACGCACCCAGCTTGTCCCGCTTGACAAGGCCCATGACGTTTGCCGAAAGTGCAAGGTTATCAAGGTATCCCCGCACAGACCGTT